AAGAGAGGCTTAAATATGGCAGATTTAATCACAAAAGCAGAATACAAAGCCTACGCAGGAATTTCTAGTACAAACCATGATGCTGAGATTGACGCACTAATTCCAAAAATCTCGCAACTGGTAAAAAATTATTGTGGTACAGGTTTTACTGACTACTACAGCGACGCTAAGTCGGAAGAATTTAATGGTGGTTTCCCAGCACTAATCCTAAAAGAATCGCCACTAGTGCAGATTCTTTCAGTTGAGTATAGCAGCGACTTTGGTCAAAATTGGACGGAACTAACTGAGTATGTAGACTGGTATGTAGACCAGGCGATGAACAGTGTTGTAAGCACAGCGCCCAGTGGATTTCCAAAGACTCCTCGCGGATTTAAAGTAACTTACTTTGCAGGTTACGAAAGCGTACCAGTTGACCTAAAACTAGCAGTTATGGACTTAGTAAAGTACTATAGCCGTAACGACGGTGCAGTACACAGCAACCGTGCTCCAACCGGAACAGGTATTCAAATTGAGTATATTACTCACACGCAGTTCCCAGCACATATTAAGCGCGTGCTAGACTTGTATAAGGTAGACTATACATGAGTGTGCAAGAATTCAGTGCTGCGTTGCAATCAGAAGCCTATAAATCTTGGTTTGCAAAACTTGAGAAGAATATTGTAAGTTCTACAGTTGATAAACTACGTAGCTCTCAGCAAAAAGCCGCAAAAACTGATTTCTTGATAACAGAAAAAGATATTACTAATATCTTTAAGTCACTTACCGGCGATTCACATATATCAGACGTTAAGGCTATGTTGCAAAAATTAGCCGATAACTCTGGTATTGATGGTGTAAAAGGTAGTTTTGAAAAAGTAAACGGTCAACAGGCTATATTGTTTAAAGGTATTGGTTTCGACACTATTACAGAAGTATTGAATAGAGCATTTTCTAGTGATGAAATCGATTACTACTTACAAGAACAGACTGAGCTATATAAAGATCGACTAAAAGAAGAATTAAAAAACGACCCTACACTGTCAAAAAAGCAATATAATGCAGAGTGGCAAAAAATAGACAGTTTGCCAACTTTTACAATCGGAAGTTTCTTTGATAAAGGCCACGTAGTTTCAGTAGCTGCAAACCTGACCAAAGCATTTAGGCTAGAAATACAAAAGTCTAATCAGTTAGCAGATAAGGTAAAGCTAAACCTAACAAAAGCATTAGATGCTTATATTAAAAAGTTAGAGCAAGACGATTTAGCAACTGCTAACATGCCAAAAGAAGTATACCAAAATATTGCTGGTATAGACTATACTAAGTCTGTAGATAAATACTTAGTAGAGATGCAGTACAGTGTGCTAAACAGAGCTTCCGGAAGACAGAGTAAGGCAATTGTAGAAGAGCTCCGACGAGTATTTACTCCAGATTCAAAAGAGATAGCAAAAGTATTTAACTCTAGTTCTACTGGTACTATGCTACTAGAGAGTGAAAGCTCTCCAACTTACCTAGAGCTTTTAGCTAAAAACTTGGCGAGTATTATAAAAGAAGGTATCCCAGATAAGAAAAGTTATAGTGGAAAAATAAATAAGCCTATAACTAAAAAGATACCCGTAAATATAACTACTAAAAATAATAAGAAGTTAATATCTAGCTTAAATACAATAAAGCGACAAATTTCTTCTAAAAAGCCAAAAACAGTAGCTCCTACTGCTCAAGTATCGTTAACATCGCTTCAAGCTTTATTAGACACAAACTTAGTAGAAGTAATTAAACGTAACATGGGCAATGGTAATCGTCGTGATATATTAAACTTACGTAGTGGACGATTTGCTGAAAGCGTAAAAGTTGAGCGCATGTCTCAAAGTCGTGAAGGTATGATAACTGCGTTTTATACCTACATGAAAAATCCTTATGCAACATTCTCGCAAGGTGGAGATCAAGAATTTCCACGAACACGCGACCCTAAATTGCTAATCTCTAAATCAATACGTGAAATAGCAACCCAGCAAGTTGCAAACCGACTAAGGGCTGTAGCCATATGAGTAGTAAACGATCTTCAATTACAAAAGCCCTGGCCTCTAAAATCAATGAATTATTAGACGGCTCGCATGGCTATAACACAAACTTATATAATAATGCCTACCCAACCCTCAAATTCTGGGACGAAGTTCAAGACTTTCCAAGCGTATACTTAACAGCTGGTAGTGAGTACCGTGAGTACCTACCCACTGACTTTACCTGGGGATTCTTAGGCATTGCTATCAAAATATACTGCAAGGGCGAAGATAGCAGCGACCAGCTGGAACAGCTTCTTGAGGATATAGAAAAGGTAATTCACGACAATCGTGTGTTGGTATACGATGCGGTGAACAACTTTGAAACGACTGAAATCCTAGTTCAGTCAATCACTACGGATGAAGGCTTGTTAAAGCCATACGCTGTTGGTGAAATGAATATTCAAGTGCGTTATGCACTAACCTAAGTGCAGCGCTATCAATACAGATAAATGTCTAGTTAGTATAACGCTGCTTAGAACAAAAAGGAAAGATTATGGCATTAAATTTATTACGTAATAGTAGAGTATTCTTTACTACCAACGTCGATAGTACAACTGGTGTAGTAGCCGATACAAGCCACACAACCAGCTCAACGTACGAAATCCAAGTGTTAGAAGGCTTTAGCTTCTCACAAAACACAAACAGCGAAGCAATTACTGTAAGTGAAGCCGGTACTACCCCAAGCCGTGGTCAGCGCAACTTCAACACCAGCCTAGCACCTGTAGACTTCTCATTCTCTACATACATTCGCCCTTACAAGAGCACAAACATCTTGTCTGAAGATGCTCCGCTATGGAACGCACTAGCCGGCAATACTGCACTAGGTACTGCACTAACCAAGAGTGGTACTTTTACTAGCGTAGCTTATACTGCTTCATCTAATACACTAACAATCACCGGTACTACCATGAGCGTTACCGGCCTAGCAGTTGGTGATGACGTAGTTGTTAACGGTATTGTTACTGCTGGTAGTGGTACT